TCGGTAAACTCATCTGCTAGTCGTTCGTCCATCTCGCCGTTGCGAAGCATTAGAGAGATAGTACGACGAACAATAGGATCAAGAAGTGATCGAGCGATTGCACTGAATGCACCGCCGAGAACATTCTCGATCTCCATACCAAGCATACGAACCTCGGTTGCCGTGACTCGTTCAGCAGAACGAATACCAGCACTACCAAGGAGGAAGGCATTACCAACCTCACGACGCATCTGCTCTACAGCAGTCTGACAAGCAGAGAGCTGAGGGCTGATGGTCTGTGCAGGGGATACGGTGAATACATCACCCTGCCGAGCACCAATGAAGGATCCGGTAGGTGATTGAGCTACATCATCAATATCAGTAATACCTGCTGGGTCAATAGCAACCCAGAATGTCGAGGCTGCGGTCATGCCGTCAATCATGGCCTTGGTGTAGGCTTCAAGAGTCTCGATGTCACCGAGGATCTCTTCACAATGAGAGCGACCGTAGTCCTCACCAGTTACCCCAATCCAACGCAATGGCATGAATGGAGTGCTGGTATACGTACCTTCGTCAACCTTATTGCCTTCAGCATCCTCGCTGTAGTAATCCCAGCGATCTTCCTTCTTGTTCCAGACCACACGACAGAAGTGTGCTTGGTAATCGGGAAGAGCATTGAGGGCATTCCACGAGGAAGGGAAGAAGTTGTTGTCATACGCTTCGTACATATCGTTGTTTGGTTCCTTCGGAACCCAGTCAAGATAAATCAACTCAACGACAGAGCCATCAATGTCTCGACGTACAACGTACTGATCAAGACGATAGACTCGGAAGGTATAATCATCCTCCATCACAACCAAGCAGTCACCAGCAATGATTAGATGCTGAAGAGCAAGGAAGATAGATTCACGAAGATTCTCAGTTGTCAGCTTGTTGTAGATCTGGTGAGACAATGCCTCCATGTAGGAGAAGGTCTCAGGATCTGCGGTGTTGCCGTCAGACAGCTCAAACTTAAAGAACGGTAGATCGTTCAGGGGAAGTAGAGCTGACAGCATACGGCTTGCCATGTTGGTAACACCACGAGAAGCTACCGAGCTAAAAGGCTTTGGTAGTTCGCCGTTGTTGGTGATACCATCAATTGGTAATAGAGAAGGAAGAGTAAGAGACGACATGTAGCGAGAGCGTTCAAGCTTAGAACTGCGAACAGAATCCAAGTGCGTGAAACGCTCTGCAATAGTCGTGCTTTCAGTAGGCTTGGCTAGATTCTTTGCCATACGTCACCTCACTCTGGCCGGGTTGCGGCTTTACCGAAACCCATGCCGGATGCGAGAGCCTTTTCAAGAGCAGCAAAGTCAACCTTAAGTTCGTCTTCCTTCTGCTGTTCTTCCATAGAACGAAGTTCTACGCCAAGAGCCTTCTGTGCCTTACTTAGATCAATCTCCTGCTGCTGAGCCTGTTGCTCCAGTAGCAGAGTCATTTCCTTATCCTTGCGTTCTAGCTCGGACTGGAGACGAAGCTGTTCGTCAGCAGCCTTGGCTAGCATACGCTCATTCTCTAGGGCAGCCCGTTCGAGCTGAGCCTGAAGCTCACTCTGGGTAGAGCCGCCTAATAGAATTGGAGTTCCGCCACCCATAGGGTTGTCCTTTCAATTATTGTGGTCGAGTATCAGTAAATTGGATAGCAGCACCTTGTTGAGATGTGGTATCCCCGAATGAAGCCATAGTCTGCGAGTACTCCTTCTTCTGCTCTTCAAGCAGCTGGCGTACTCGTTGCTTTTCAGCTTCGATTTGTTGTTCTTGTTCAGCCTGTCGATTCTGTTGTCCAACATACATGTTGTATTGGGACTGAGCCATTTGCTCACGACGCTTGAACTCTGCACGAAGTGCTCCCTCATCATCAAGACGAGAGATCTTGAGGCGTTCAGTAGTAGGAGCAACGAAGCTCTCTAGAATCTGATTAATATCCTTATCAAAGAATACCGACGCCCCACTAAACTGCTTGCTTCCAGTCGAAGAATATTGACCTCCAGCGGTGGTAATATCACCCATTTCAGCAACAGCAGCAGCTTCCGCGAACTGCTGAGCATCAGTCTCAAGTGCCTTGGCTGCCTGATACTGATTCCAGTATTCCGATTGTGTTCTACCGTATGGAGCCCAGTTTGATCCAGACGAGCCATACATGACTGTACCAAGGCTTGCCTTGAACGCTTCCTCGTCTCCGCCGAAGGGCTTGAGGAAGTCAGCAGTCGTGCCATACTTCTGCTTCGATTCAGCAAGTAGCTGAGACTTCTTCTCCTCCGTAAGTCTCTTAAACTTACTGGTGATAGCAGTTCGAGCTGCTGACTCTGGATCGTAGCCACCAGAATAAACATCCTCAAACTTCGTACCCAGCTGGAGAATCTCTCCTGTGACTGGATCTTGGAATGAGAAGTCTACGGTTGGTGCTGACGGTGCCCGGAATCTCTCAAGCTCTTGGAGGTACCGCGAGGTACCCTCCAGAGCAGTCTGTGCAAGTTGTGAGTATTGCCTCTGGCTTGAGGCAGGACTAGCAGAGGTCATACCCTGCTGACGAATAGCTCCAAGACGAGTATTGATTCCCTCAAGACGAGACGCAAATGTCTCTGCGGCTTGTCCCTGTTGAATCATCTGAATATTAAATGCTTCTCCAGCCTTGGCAAAGCCTTCAAGCATCTTGTTTCGTTCTTGTAGCCGATCGTACTCAAAGCCCTTAGAGGCCCGGAGACCAGCCAGCTCAGTAATGGCTGGCATGTCCCCGGCAATGGTTGTATAACCACGATTACCCCAGTCACCTTCCCATCCGAAATATGCAGCACGTGTCTTTGCTGTAGATAAGTCGCTAGACGTACTCCGGAATAGAGGCTGAATCTCGCTGGTGTAAATATCCAAAAGAGGAGTGGAACTCATAGGCCGTCTCCTTTCTTATACTTAGAAAAGATTGAATCTAATTTATCAATAGCCCAGAGTTGTCCTGCGTAAAACGCTTGCTCTCTAGCGAGATCCTCACTCGTCTGTTTCGGATCGTACTTCGGAGGTCTGAGAAGACTTCTTAGGTCCTCGATCGCTTCTTCGAGCGAGGGCATCGAGTGCTTCTTCGAGTGCATTGATCTTCTCCTGTTGGGCTTCAAATAATTTGACGATATCTGCAACGACCAGCTTAATTTCGCCGCCGTTCATCTGCCCGCCACGAGCGAGCTTTGCTTTGATAATATCAAGGTTCATGGCTGTTCTCCTTCTACATCGACAAGCTCACATGAGTTGCCGCTACATGCAAAGGTCTGTGAAGACTTAGTAGTGTCTTGCTTTTCATAATCACTAAGCTTTGACCAGTCGATCACCGGGAACGCAGCAACACGCCGCTCATATTCTTCCTTGGTGATCTCCTCGTATGGAGCTTGCTTATACACGTGTTCACTCCTAGGGAGGAACGAGAGACCTTGAGCAATCGACCAGTAGTGATCGTATAGACGAGCACCAAGAGCCATAAACTCCTGAGGTTGATACTCAATAGTAACCGATGGGTTGTGATCAGTCCAGTAGTTCTTGATCATGGCCCAATCAGTCAGCATGTCATTTGCATTGCCGCGAGTCTTTGGACCATCATATCCAATGACGAAATCAAAGACATAGGTGTTGTTAGGATTATTGACACAATCCTCACCTGGCACACCCTGATCTAGCATGAGCTGGTACAGCGGATCCTTCTTGTCACAGCGGACACGACGGATGTAGTACGGAGCATAACGGTGATGGATGCCAGACGAACTGTCAACCAAGCACGATACAGTACCAGATGGCTTAACCGTGGTGACTGCCTTGCTACGCTCTACTCCAAGAATCTCTGCCCACTTGTAGGCAGTATCCTGAGCCTTCTGTCGGGCAAAGATAAGCGTACTCTTGCTAGTATCACGATCAAACAACAGATCACGATTGTCCTGAATACCCGTCAGCGAGACACCAAGAAGCCGCTCCTCCTCGGAGTTACGCTTCCAAGCCTTGCGAAGATACGGGAAGTTGGTACAGCTAGACTGCACAACACCGATGATCGAGGCAATCTCTACTCGGCGCATGAGTTCATCCCTATCCATGCCTGGTCGAACCACGACCTCAGTCAGGTTACAGAACTGCATAGGACGGAGAGTGATCTCACCACAGGGGTTAGTACCAAAGTAGTGATCTGAGTCACGGCCAATATCATCTGAGCAAAGCTTGGCTGCTTGCCGGTTGAAGATACCACGCTCACCTGAATAGCTACGATAGATTGCTAGCCATTCCTCCATGAAGACATCCATCTCTGGCTTTTCTTCATAGACCGCACTGTTGTTGGCGAGGGAACGGTAGGAGTGCTTCTCCCACCAATTCCCTGACTTGGCACGAGCCATCTCGTGATCATCGAGATCACTGAGAGAGATCATAGCCGAGCGTCGCACGCCGCCAACGATGACAGAGTTAGCAATGACACATGCCATGTCATGCACCTCAATGGGGCGGAGCTTGCGGCCACGGGCATTGTAGATCGTATTCGTAATAAAACGAAGACAATCCTCAAGAGGCCCTGGTCCGCTGGCGCGCCCTCCGAAGGTCTTAAGACGGGCACCAGCAGGACGAATCTTGCTGATGTCCCAAGTGGGGTGTACACCACCGAGAAGATTACTGAGCAATGCCTTGACAGCATCAGCCCAGCCAGCCTTGGAGTCCTTGACTGTAATAATCACGGACTCGTCACGCTTGATATCTTCTGGTACGGCACTCCACTTCTCAACGACCCGTCGCTCTACGCTGTAGCCTACACCTGTACCATTCATGAGAACGTACAGCAGCTCAGCCATAGCAACCGGGCCATCTAGATCCAAGTAGGAGCAGTTGTAAATACAAGTATTATCCCTGTTGGCAGCTGGTCCTGCGGTCATAAGAGCACGCATAGACGGCATTACCTCTAGGTTAAATACAGCATCACGAATATCAAGACGGGAAGCAATAGGCTCCCCGCCAACCTCACACATCCAAGACCACCAACGGTCTACGGTGTCCTCCCAAGTCTCTCGACGGCCAAGATCATCTCGCCAGCGAGCATACTTGGAAAGAGCAATGAATTCCTGAAAGGGACTCATATCCGGCATCATGCACCTCCTGTTGAACCAAAGCCACCACTACCACGAGAGGTATCGCTGAGATCAGTGTACTGCTCGCATCGGTGGGTCTTGGTTACACAAGGAACTACAATGAGCTGGGCTATCTTGTCACCCTCTCGGATGGTCAGGAAACCCTTGGATGGATGACGATCCCGAATCATGATGATTTCACCACGATAATCGGAATCAATGACACCACAGGTATTGGCTAGCTGGAACCCCTTGATACCCCAGCTGGAGCGGGGGAGGAGGAGTCCAACGTGGCCCTCAGGAATCTCAACATGGACCCCTGTACCTAGGCTATCACCATTAATTGAATTAACGAATAGATCTAGGCCAGCTGAACCATCAGTAGCCACCTCAGGCTCGTAGGAACCTGCAACATAGTACTTAATCATAGATGTTCTCCAAAGTGTGTATACATAATAATCTTTTGTCTACTCTTCTATATATTCACAGTTAAGGACTTAGGTATTTACCCACCCCAGGGGTCATAAAGCACGACACCTGTGTCCTGTGTCCACTCTCCTTCTCGCAGAATTCTAGCTACTCGGGCCATAGCGAGTGCATATTCTTCATCGTAGCCAGCATTCTGATAGGCTGCCAAGCAGGCAGCATTCCAGTTACGTGGGTGCTGATTTGTCAGTAGCTTCTCAGCCTTCTTAGGCCCCATCTTGTAGATGCCGGGATAATTATCTGTCATGTCTCCCATGAGCCACTGCATATGGAAGAGGAGGTCTGCCTTCCAAGGCGGCTGGAAGATCAGCTCAGCTTCCTTTGTCACCTTTTCTCCGCCCTTACCCTTGTAGGAGTACTCTGGGCGGTAGTGCCAGCCGGGGCAGGATAGGAGATCCTTGTCCAGCGTGACTGCAATAGCCTTACCTGCTGAGGCGGCAATGCCCATCAGGTCATCAGCCTCCAAAGTCGGAACAAACTTACAGTGGAATTCATCCTCTGCAATGATCTCCTTGGCGTAGGCAAGCCTACTCTGCTGGTCCTCATCTACTTCCTGACGATCACGGTGTGCCTTGTACTCACTCCAGACCTCCCGGCGGTAGTTGTCGGCTCTATCAGCCGAGCGTGCCACAAACACATGGGTCACGCCAGGCGGTGTCCAAGCCCTCATGATCTGACGGACCACCATCGGAACCTCTTCGATATCCTCGGTGATATAAGCTGCTCGGTGAGCTACCATATCCCCATCTAGCAAAGCTGTCTTTGGTTGATCAATCATCGTCATCATCCTCCTCCTCAGGTTCAAACTCAATCTCGAAGTTCATGTCCTTAATCTTAGTCCACCAGCTGTTACGGAAGAAATCCATTGGTGCCTTCTTGCCATCACGTAGATCATCAATGATATCAGTAAAGGCATCTTCAATCTGTTCCTTCAGCTCATCTGGAAGGCTATCATCGTTGAGGACTTCTTCGATGGCTTCCTCAAAGTGAGCAATAAGCTCATCAGCCTGAATGTCTGCCTTGAATGCCTTGCACTCATTGCATTCACAGGAATGACCATATCGCTGACCATGAAGCCCGAGAATGAAAGGCATCCGCTCATCAAGCTTGGCTTCAAGAGACTTGATATCCTTATCGTTAAAGATACTCCAGTCAAAGAGGTTCTGATAATCAGGCAAGAAAGCCTCTACCTTCTGACTCATTTCTTCTGACTCGTGTGCTCGCCACGCAGCGTCGGCTTCTGGGATCTCCGCAACACGAGAACCAGCATAGACAAACATAGTCAATGCCTCAAACTTCTTGGCTGCCTCTAGCTCATTTGGATAGCGGCAGTCATCAACAATAATAAGATACTCTTCCCACAGATCTCCTGCGTTCTGAGTAAGCTCTTCAGTCATGAGGTAGTTAAGCTTCTCACACCACAGGCTTACCCAGTGATCTGGGTTCTCAGCTCGACGCTTTGCACCAATTTGCTGGCACTGTGTTCGATAGAGATCGGGCTTATCTTCCTTAAACTTACGCCAATCATCGTACCCATTCTCCTTTGCAACTGCTTCCTTTAGCGGAGTAGCAAAAGAGACTCGCATAACCTTGAAGCCTTCCTCGGCTCCGTGCATTTCAATGTAGTCGGCTACGTCAGTCTTACCAACGCGAGCCATTCCCCCGAGAACAATCACATGCATGAGATAACCTCCTTAAAGAGTTGGTTAGGTAGGGCTCGTTCATTAACATCAAGCCCAATGATCCGCAAACATCTATATGCCAGATCCGTACATGACTTTGGTGGAGGCAACAACTTTCCTGTATACCACCAGAGATAGGCATACGGCACGCTTCCACTTCCATAGTCATCACACAGATCAACACATTGCATCGCTGCTTCATAGGAAACATCAATTGAATCAGTGCTGATAATTTCTGGGCCATACTTGCGAGCAATCACATGAGAAGAAACTAAGTTATCACTTCCCGTTGGTCCTACAAACGTCTCGTAGGTAGATCCACCAATGTAGAATCGTACTGCAATATGATTAATGTTGCTGTAGGTATGTCGTGTGATCTGACGATTAATCCAATGACTATCAGACCAGTCATACCCAACAACCTGATATCTAAAGGTTGTCAATGGCATTCACTCCAGTTCTTGCCAATTTGGTATTCAGCATCGACAGGCATGGCAAAGCCAAGTCGAGTACCAGCATCGTTGGCTGCCTTGACTAGCAGCCCACCAACCTGATCAGCATACTCAGCTGGACAGGACACCTGCAACTCGTCGTGAACCCAAGCCATCAGCTCGTGTGGAATATCCTTGAGATACTGCTTGGCAAGGATGATCCAAGCCTTGCTGATGACTGCACCTGCACCCTGAAGCAGAGTGTTGAGTGCCTTGTGGTCAGAACGAATAAGCACCTCACGGCCATCAAGAAGCCTCAGCTTGCCAGCCTTCTTAGCCTTGAACTGAGCAGCCTCCATCAGCTTGTGAAGTGCAGGAATCTGATCAAAGAAACGCTCCTTGATCTCACGACCATGCTTGCTCTTACCTCCGATGATGGTACCAATCTTTGCATCACCAGCACCGTAGATCAGGGCATATATGAACGTCTTGGCATCGTTACGAGTCGGCAGACCAGCAGCATTCTGATTGGCGGTATGAATGTCACCGTTCAGAATCTCATCTGCATATGCACCCTTGTCGTATGGAGCCATGTAGTGAGCAA